GATGTCAATAGATTAGTGCTTAAAACCTCTACTGCTTTAGCCACAATAGTTACGGAGCCTACCCCCACGGTCCCTGCTAAATTAGTGCTGACAGCCACATCCGCAGCTGCCTTTGGTGTCATACTACCAAGACTCGATGTAAGTGCGTTGCCACTGAGAGTGACGTTGGCTGTTCCAATGAATGATAGATCACCAATAGAAATGTTATTTACATTAGTTGATACACTAACATCAGCGTCAGCTCTAGCAGCGGTAATATCTCCTAAGCTTATTGTAGCTTGGATACCTTCTAGGTTTACCGGTTGATGAGTAGATTCACCAAAAGCAAATTCAGCAAAAGGAGATATACCAAACATTCTACCTTGCCGTTACTGGCACTCCTTTACTACTTACAAATGGATGTTCTGCAAATGCCATGTAGATGTATGTTCCAGATTGACCAACTTCATAAGATGAATTTCTTATTTTAAAACCATTACTTAGCATATCTAAGGCATCTAAAGTGCTAGAGCTATTATTACCTCTATTACCCTCTTGATAACTAGTATTTGCTGTTAACATGGTTGCTTGTGTTACAACATTAGAAGTAGCCCTTTTGTTATCCCAAATACCCCAAGTTGCATATTGTTGGTCTCCACCAAAACTTCCCGTATGTTTTATCATTATCCAAGCAGGTTTGAATCCTGTGTAAACAAATGTTCCATCTGTACTACTATTACCTGTATAAGAACCAAACTTTGAGTAGCCTTTTATAGGTGCAAAAATATAAGCAACATAATTATCTCCACTATCATTAATAGAGTTATTATTTCCAACTGAAAATACTGTGCTTGATGCTCTAGTATCATTAAATACTGCACTTAATGTTTGCTCTGCACCATCTGTGCTAAGTGTTTGTCCTTTACTTGCAGAAGAGTTGCCTATGTGTTGATTATACCATTGTGTGCTACCTGAAGACCTATTTTTAACAAGAACCCAATGTGGTGTAGCACCTACTCCATGAGCAATAGTTCCTGCACTTCCTGTGCCTGTGTAAGTTACAATACTAAATCCTGCTGTAGTGTTAGCTTGATAAACTGAATCTATAGTGCCTACACTTGTTGCACTTGCATCATTGGTTGTCGTAGTTCCACCATTAGCTTTCCACTGCCATGCTACATAGGTACTGCTAGAACCATTGACACCTCCGTTACCGCCTAGAGTAAATCCATCAGAACCAATAGCTGTTAAGTTAGAGCCATCACTTATAGTTGCTTCAGCACCATTTGTATCAGTAAGAAGTCTTTTTGTTACACCTCTGGTTGAATCAAAAACATGGTGACTATCAGCCCCACTTCTTATTTTTATCCATAACCAATCTGGCTGTAAATCTGAGTTACCATCATTTGTATAAGCTTGACTTGAACCTGTTCCAGTATAAAGTTTTGTCTGAAAATATTCTGAAGGGTCATCTATTGTTGTATAAGCCATTATCCAAACTCCGCTAATCTTTTAGTACATAGTGCATAATATCCAGATGGTGGTGCATATTCAAAGTTACCATACTTGCCGTCTGTGTTGCCGCTTGATATGCTAAATGATGGGTTGCCAAAGTTTACCTCTGCAACATTATCAAAAGAACCATCATCATCCCTTAACCATACATCTGGAAAAAAAGTTTTTCCTGTGTACGCTGCAGAGGCTATAGTCACCGTTGCACTACTCCCTGACGCAACATCTGAATATGAAACATTGTTATTAGAATTATCTTTAAATTGACCATTAACTCCAATCCACATTTTGTAATTATCCATGTCTAAGGCAAATTGTAAAATATCACCACTAGATTGTGCACTAGCTGTAGAACTAGAATTATAATTTTGGTCATACCAATGAGATAACCAAACACCTTTTCCATAAGAAGGATATGTGTTTGACAAAACATCTAACGGGTCAGCAGAGGTTCCCCGACCATTGTACAAAATATTAAAGGTTTCTGGATTTCCAACTATTCCAGTTTTAACTCTAAAAGTACCACTAGCGTTACTAACCTTAGTTTCAAAATACCATTTGCCAGATGTTAAACCAATAGAAGCATGAACACCGTCCCAATAACTTGTTCTAGATGTAGCAGCTTTAACATTACCCTCTGATAATGTCATATTAGGAGCAGGTACTAGTGTAGCAAAATTATTAGTACAGGTATCTTCTGTTACATCTAAAGCCGCAAGATTACTAGGTGTAAAATGATGGTCATTACCTGATGTGTCTGCACCTATACCACTAGAGTTTGCACTTGTGCCTGTTTGTTGAAACTCTAAAAAGAAACCATTAGTGCCGTATGTTCCTGTATATTTTTTTGGAATCCAAACTCCGTTATCATCAAACTCTCCAAAGTCTGTTTGTGCTTTTGCAGCACCATCTATGGCATGGAACTCTGTTAAATAAGCATCCAAAGGGCTAGAATTAACATTATAGCCACTTATTCTATGGACAGCTTGTCTGCTAAAATCTAACTGTGTATCTTGTGATAAATCACTTCTTTGGTCTGTTTCAAATGATGTTTCTTGAACACCGTTTATATAAACTTTAATTCTATTAGACGCTGTTGCTTGTGTAGTGTCTACAGCTACAACTATATGATACCATGCTGCAGGGTCTCTAAGAACTCTATTAGTTATTAAATATTTTTGAGAACCACTTAAAAATCCTACCGAAAAATAATTTTCTTCAGTTAAATAAAATAAAAAGTCTGTTGAGCCACTACCATTATTATCAGTATAAAAAATGTATTGGGTGTTTCCAAAATTAGCACCCCTTTTTATCCAAAAAGAAAAAGTAAAAGTTCTTCTATTACCCACTGAACTTGGAGTAAACTCTAACTTAGGATTATCTCCTCTATTAAACCTAAGAGAGTTACTTATCTCATAACCCTTAGATTCATTTCCCCCTACTACAGGAAATACCATGTTACACTACCTCGTCTGGAAACTCGCCTAGTGGTCTTGATGTAACTCCCTCACTATCTGTGGTGTAAGTTAGTAAAGTTATCAATGCATCTACATCTGAACATCCATCAATCTGTGTTTCCATAGAATTTACTTTTGTTCTAACTGCTGCTCTGTATGTTGTAATATTACTTGGTACAGAATAGCTAGTAACATCTGCAGCTTTGATTACATACCAATCTGTCTTAGCTAACAATCCTGCAGCTTGTGCATTAAATTTATTTTTATAAAAAGTTTTAAGACCATAGTTAACTATTTGATTACCTTTATCATCTTTTAACTTATCACCATTTTCATCAACTGCATCTTCGTCTGCGAGTTTTTTAGCGGTCGCTGTTCCGTAACTACCTGTTACTTTACCACTACCAAATACATAAGTAATATTTGTATTAATATAAAACTCTTCATCTTTTCTATTAGTGTTATCAATCTCTACTGTGTAAATGCCAATAGCATTTCTTTCTGCTTCGGTCCATAAAGTATAAATACTAGAAGGGTATTGATTCTCTCCTATTGTAATTCCTTTGTTGCCTTTGGGGAATTGTGTAATTGTTCCTGATTCTACTAATGCAAACATATTTACTCCTATGATAATGTTAGGTTAAGATTTCTACCTACCTCTAAAAACTTTGAACCATTGTATCTGTATACAAACAAATCACCTTTACTCGCTGTTGTAGTTAGCGTAGGTGCGGTGTCTTCTGTATGTTCATATGCAGCATTAAATGTAATTGTTCTTGAACCTGTGCCGTCTTGTATAAATAATATAGACACAAACTGCCCTGCTTGTGCATTAGTCGCTGCACCTAATGTTCTGTTACCACCTAGTGTTACTTTTGCTACAGGTGATGTTGATACATCCCATGATATCGTGGATGCATCTGTTAGTGTGGCTTCTGCATTGTAGGCTCCTACATTAAATTTTGCGTTTGCTGATGATAATACAAATCTATCTGTGCCACCTGCTTTAAAATCTATCTGATCATCTGTATCTGCTGTAATACTAGAATCACCATCGACATCTAAGATTAACTCTGCACCATTGATATCTGTATTCATAGGACCACCGACTGCACCAGATATTTCTACAATAAATATTGATGCTCCACTTGCAGGTGCTGTAGTAAATGTAATCTGTGTTCCGCCTGTAGCTAGTGTATAGTCTGTTCCAGGTAATTGAATCACACCATCATGAGATACTAATAGCTGTGCAGGAGAGCCTACCTGTGTTCCTAAACTAAATGTTGTGTTAGAACCATTGTAAGTATTACCACTCGTGTCTAAGACAGAGAAGGTTCCGTTTTTAATTGATTGTCCTATATATGCCATGTTTTATCCCTTAGGGTTATCCGCTCTTACTTTGTTATATGTAGTCTTATAAGCATCCCACTTTGTTGAGTCTCCACCTATTTCTTTTTCACAATAAGCCTCTGCAAAATCTTGTAAAGAAGGATATTCTGCTAATCTATTAATTTTATATTCGTCAGGGTCAGTCCATGCTTCTACTTGTGTCCAATTAATAGTAATTTCATTAGATGAATTATCAAGTGCAACTATATCTGTTTTATCATTTCCATTAATAGTCACTGCATTATTATGAATTGCTCTAATCGCTTTATGTAAATCTGTCATTACGCTAGTATCTCCGTTAATGTAATTATATTAATTGTTCTTGCGTGTTGTGAATTATCTGTATCAGAAGTACCTCTACCATAATATAAAGTTCCCCCACCAATAGCCGCTCCTTGAATTTTATATGTTACTTGCGAACTCGAATTGGGCGAATCTAAAAAGTTGGTATTATAAGGCATATGTGTTGTATCACCAACGTGACCACTATAGGCACTTCCACCAAAACACCTTGTTTTACTACTAGAAGCATCACCTAAAGCAATTTGTGTTGAGTCTCTAAACAATAATGTCGATATTGAATTATCACTAGAACTAACACATAAATTTACAGTTACTAAAACTTTACTACTAGTTGCACTCGGGGTTATAGATGCAGTTAATCCTGTAACATCAACAAAAGAACTTGAAGTAGTTGAAAACACATCTGTTTTAACAGTTTGAACTACCTGTCCCACCTTGCCGCCTCCTGCACCACTTACAGTTCCTGTGAAGGCAAAGTTATCACTTAAATCTATTCCTGTTGAATCTACTTTTGTCTTACTCATCTATCCTCCTATGGTTTAGTAGGCCAAGTTGCGTTCTCGCACTTCTCTACTGTATCTTTTCCTGCAGGTAAGTCTCTTAGATTCTGTCGATATGTTTTCATATCATCACTAAGAGTGCTATCTGATAAAGCTAGATAATCTGTCTCTGCTAATAATCTGTTTCTTTTACTTCTTAATTCAGCCAAGGCTCTAGCAGGAGCTGCATCGGCCCATGCTTTCTCTTCAGCGTCCCTGGCGGTCTCTTCTTCCGCTGTAAATTGGACTTTTACCCCGTTTATATTGTGATATCTTGGCATGATCTCTCCTTTATATCAATTTCTCTAGTTAATTCCATACATTTCTATTGTACCTGAATCTATGTTTCCGCTAGACATTTTAAATTGTATCTCATCTATGGCACTTGTGGTATTAAAATAGCCAGATACAAAAGTATTATTAGTTCTTGGTATTGCACTTTGATAATATTGTGTTGTTGCAATAAAATGTTTTACAAAAGTGGTGCTACTTGGGTCGAATAAAAATAATTCTCCACATAAACTTGAATCATCATCTGCTCCAAAGTTATCTGCTAATCTTTGAAAGTCAGTTCCGTTAGCTTGGTCATTGCCTGTGTCATATCCTAGTGTGCCATTACTTCCGTTTTCATCATGTCTAGATACAAAATATGTTGTTGTCATTGTTTCATTAAATCCTGAACCCCCTGCAGCGTTTCCTTGAAAACGAAGTTCGGCAGTTGCAGAACTATGTATGTTAACAAATCTAAACTTATAAATGTTATATGTGCTATCTATATTACTAGTAAAATCTAATGTGCTACTACTAGAGGCTGTCACTGTAGCTAATTTTTTTTCTGCATACTCTAATCCTGCCACAGAGTTAGTTCCTGTAAAAGCATAATTAGCAGTCAAGTCCATAGATGCAGGTTGAATCTTACTTAATGCCATATAACGCTATCCTCCCTGCATCCATTGTTCCTGAAGATTGTTTAAACTGTATTGCATTAATAGCTGATGTTGTATTAAAATAACCTCCAACACGAATTACATTATTATTATCATTGCCTGTATAGTCACTAGCTGTTGAAAAAAAATGTGTAACAAAAGTTGTATCACTTGGATTAAATAACCATAACTCACCACTAGAACACTCATCATTACCATTGCCCACATATCTATGAATTGTTTGAAATGCTGTTCCGTTTGCTTGGTCGTGATTGCCATCATAACTTAACGCAGCAGAACTACCTCCCTCATCATGATATGCTTGAAAAAAAGTAGTTGTCATTGTTGTATTGTAATTAGAGCCTCCATCTGTGCTACCTTGAAATTGTAAGTCTGATTGGTCAGCAGATGGATGCATATTATTAAATCTAAATAAATATGTTTTATATGTATTATCTAAATCAACACTACTAGAACCATCAACAAAACTTAATGTATTGCTAGAACTTGCGTCTAAATTTTTAATTAAAAATAATTTCTGTGTAGATGTTGCTCCAGTCACTGTGCCTGTTAGAGCATAGTTGTCTGTCAAGTCAAAAGAGTTTGCTGCTAATTTACTAAGTGCCATTACACTACTCCAAATAAATCTATTGTTCCGCCTTGTATTTCACCAGAAGACATACTAAATTGCACTCCATCTATTGCTGCGGTAACATTACAATATCCTGCTTTATACCAAGTATATGCATAATCTGCTGCGTGATTTACACTAAATGTAGAAACAAAATGTTTTACAAAAGTAGTTGAACTAGGATTATACAATCTTAATATTCCACTAGTACACTCATCAGCAACTGTTCCTAAACCAACTGATAATTTTATACCGCTAGTTGTCTGTGCCTCATCTTGACCACCTTCGTAGCCTAAACCTGTTTCTCCATCATCTTCTCTGTGAAAAGCAGAAAACATAGTGGTTGTAATTGTAGCATCATAATTAGTGCTTCCATCTCTAGCTTTCATAATTAAATTTTGGCTATTAGTTTCAGGATGTATATTATTAAACACAAACAAATATTCTTTATATGTAGAATCTATACCACTAGTAAAACTTGCAGTAGCATCAGAACCATCAGAAGTAAATGTGCTGATTAATACTAAAGGTGTTTCATCAGCTAATCCCGATACTGTGCCACTAAAGCCATATGTACCTGCAAGATTTAAGCTATTGGCTTTTATCTTGGATAGCGATGTTCCATTCAATGCAACGGACATGTATTACCCTTCTAAAGCTTTAACTCTAGTTTCTAAATCTTCTATTTTAGTCATTGCTTCTTGCAGTGCTTTTACTGCTTTCATATATAAAACAGAATATTTTACTGATTTTATTCCTTCACTATCTGTTTTAACAAGTCCAGTCATTCCTGCACTTTCTAAGTCTTGTGCTATTACTCCTAATTGAGGTCTATCAGGATAAGCAATAAGATTATAATTTTTTATTTCAAGTGCTTTAACATCATCCCATTGTGATTTAGCAGATGTTTCATTTTCTTTTAATGTTCTATCTGATATAGCACCATAACTATTATTTGTATTTTCAGCATCACCATCACCTCTAATTCTAATCTGACCTGCATTACCTGAAAATTCTGAGACAGTATTAGAGCCATTTACATTAGCTGCATTATTAAGAACTCCTGCAGATGAAATAAAAGCACCAAATGCATCAGTATCAGTAGCTGTAGCAGCACGATTAAAACCAAAATTTCCAGATGCATCTATAGTCATATAGGCAGTAGTGCCTAATGTGCTTCCTAATCCTATAAGTAAAGAATCAGCAGAATCATCTAACCCAATATGAAAATCTTGTGCGTTGCCATCAAATACTATTTTAGTATCTTCTGCTCCTGCATCACCTATTGTAAGTGTAGGAGTTGTACCTCCCATAGTAATACCACCATTAAATGTTCTAGCACCTGATATTGTTTGTGCGTTTGATTTGTAATCATCAGGTACACTTATTGTTCCTACAGCTTTTGCTTGATGAACTACATAAATATTATTTGTACCACTAGGAGGTGCAGCACTAAATGCTAATGTAGTTCCTGATAAACTATATGCAGAGTTTGGGTCCTGTCTAACATTTTCTACAAAGACCTCTATGTCTAGTGTAGAACTAGGAGCAATATCTAATGTAAAATTAGTAGTGCTTCCATCTCCGTCAAATCTTTTTCCTACTAAAGACTGAAACTGATTGGTTGTATCTATAGGTGTACCAACATATGCCATTCTAGGTTATCTCCATAATTGATAAAGCTATATCTGCAGCACCTGAAGCTGTTAACGAAAGTGTGTCAGTTGTTTCCATAACCACTTTGTTACCAGACAATAGTTCAAGTGTACCACCTACAGGTACGGGTGCGTTAGTTACTAACTCAACTGTTTGATTAGCTTCGTCGTTTGCGCCTGCTCTGTTGGAAGTATCTGAACCTAAACTTACTGTTGCAGTAATCTGTGATGTTGTTGTGTTACCTACCATAATTCCAAGAACTACTGTTGTTGTAGAACTGGCCACAGTGTAAATAACATCAGCGCTTGTTACACCTGCTTTTGTTACTACTTTAAATGTATTTGCCATTTACCCTCCTATCCTAATGCAATAGCTAATGCTGTTGGATCTTCTGTTGAAAATCCAGCACTAGATAAATATGTTTTTAAATCTGATAAAGCAACTTGCTTCATCGTCCCTGCATCATTGGTAACCACTCTGTCAGCATCTACTAAAGTTGTTGATGAAGCAGCAGTATCACCATCCATGATATTTAATTCTGTAGCTGTGGTAGTCACACCATCAAGTATATTTAATTCAGCGGCTGTTGAAGTTACACCATCTAGAATATTTAACTCAGCTGCCGTTGATGTAACACCATCTAAGATATTTAATTCAGCTGCGGTGGATGTAACACCGTCTAAGATATTTAACTCTGCGGTTGTTGCGGTCACACCGTCTAATAAGTTTACTTCTGTGGCTGTAGCAGTAATTGCTACATCTTCATTTAGTTTTGGTGAGGTTAATCTTTTGTTTGTCAGTGTTTGTGTAATATCAACAGCGACTAAATCTTGTGTGTCACTGCTACCACTGTTAGGCAATCTTAAAGTATTGCTCGCGCTAGCTGAGTGTGGTTGTGGTTGTAATGTTTGAAAGTGAGCGTTCGATGACTCACAATACATTTTAAGAGAGGCTGGTGAGCCACTATTTGACTTAAAATCAATAACACCACCTAAAACAGTAAGATCATCACCCACTGATAAATCAGCAGGTAAAGTTACATTAGAACTACCATCCTCATGAACTGCTTTGCTAGCAGGCATGGTGCAAAAAACATCCTTTGTTCCAGCACTAAAGTCAACTGCGCTATCACTGTTGGAGCTGGATATAATTGTAGTTCGAGCTAAAGTATCTGGAGAGGCATCTGTTATAGTGCCTAAACCAACTTCGAATTCAGCACTACTTCTGTGAACAATCGCATAATATGTAGTATTGCTATTTCCAATTCCTGCCACAAAGGTTTCGAAATTAGTTTGGGCACCACCTAAATTAATCGTACCTGTGCCGGTCGTAGTGGTGGTTTCTTTAACTCTGTCGTTTAAAACTAAAGCCATAACTTATTACGCAATCCTTATTATAGCTGTTGAAGCACCTGCTGCAGGGAACTGAATTGTAAAGTCTCCGTTAGTAGCAGTTTTTGTTCCTCCAAAATCTAGCACAACTACAAGCTTATCACTGTTCGTATCGTTATAAATAACAGCGCCTACTGCTGATAAAGTTACTGATGAAAAAACTTCATCTGCAAAATCAACAAGAGCTGTGTTACTCGCAACTGAAACGGCCTGACTATCTAATGCATTTCCACCAGCAGAATAATTAGTACCTGAAGAAGAAACTTCATTAGTGGTAGAATATGTAGTGCTTGATGTGGAATATCCAGAGATGTCTGTGTATAAAGCTATTTTAAAAGTATTGCCACCGTTGGCAAAATTATGTGTGCCAGATAAGAGTTCTGATTTGAATGCATCTGGTATTATGTTAGCCATTTATCGTCTCCTTTTATTTCATTTTCGGTTGTGGTGATTGTAAGTCTAGACGAATTGCACCACTAGTGTATTCGTCTCTGCGTCTTCGGCCTTGTTGTTCTGCCGCAAACGTTTGAAGCCCCTCTTGATAAGATGCCTCATAAATTTGTATCATATTATCGGGCCCTTTCAAGTATTTTAGGGTTTCTACCATGCACCCATAGATTAATAAGTCTTGAAAGTTATTAGATAAATAAGTGCTACTAGAGTCAGATGTTGTGATTGTATCTGGTTGTTTTATGTAAGCCAAGGTTATCCTATAAGCTGCGTCGGGAGTTGGAGCCACAACCCAGTTGTCAGAATCCCAATGAGCATAATATCTAGGAGTTGCATAGTCACTAGAGTTATCCGGGTCAGGAAAATACTCTGCTAAGAAAGAAGTATCCACTTGCTCTAAGAAAAATTGATCAGAAGTTGTTGGATTTGTTAGCTGAACATATCTAATAATTCTAGTATCAGACGGAACAGTCACAAATCTATTTCCTATTGTTAAATCTGAGTTTGCGTAAAATTTTGTATCATCAGAATCAACGGCTCTAAAAATTCTATTTTCTACATTTTTAATTATTACATCTAGAACAGCGTCAGTTAAAACTCCACTATCTGTTTCACTATAGTTTCTAATATTAGTTCTTAATTCACTAAGGGTCATTGTCATGGTGATATTGTTACGGGCCCTGCTGAAGCAATTTCGCCCCCTCCTTTTGTATTACCTGCTGTTGCTGTATCAGTATCCACACTAAAAGTATAAGTGTCATCATCTACTTTAGTAATTGTGTAACCAGCTGCTTTATTAATATTGGTTGCAGTTATACCGTCAAAAGTAGAAGCATCTCTAAAACGAACTGTGTCACTGGTAGATCTTCCGTGATTAACCTCTGTAACAGTTATTGTAGAAGAGCTTGCACTACCTGTTTTAAAAGAATTAATATTTAATAAAACAGAAACTCCAGGCTCCGTTCTATCTACTCTAGAATTTTGTAATGCCTCTGGATCTGCAGAGTGAACTTGTAATTCTAGTTGTGGTTGTTTGGGTTCAAACTCAGAAATATGAACTCTAGAACCATTCCACTCAGTGACCATTTCATCATATGGAAACTCCATACCACTTCTATCTGATATCGATTTAGCGTATTTACCTTTTGCAAAATTAGTCATGTTCCTGGATAATATACCTTTGGTGTTAGATAAGTGCTAGTAGAGGAGCTGTCTTCTGTAAGGGCTCTGCCTAACTCATCTTCATATAATAGTTTTAAATTTTGTGATCTGTCAGGAGCTATTTTTAAACTTAAATAGTAAGCTAACCCTGCACACATACATGGAATAAAACGATATACTACATCTGTTTGATTAGTGTATGCGCCTGCGTCTTCAATTCTTTTTAAATAATAAAATTTTAACAAAAAGCTAGATCCGGAAAAACTACTGCTTGGGGTCTGATATAAAAAAATACTAGGTGATGTGGTTCTATCTACATAATATTGACTAGGAGTGCCTTTAGATAATTTGTTTGCAATTGATGAATAAGCAGATCTATCTATTTTTGTTATTGGCTGATCAACTGGAGCTGTTGTAGTAGAATTATCTCTCACATAAGCTTCTAATATTTCATTTATATTTCCTGGAAAATTAGTGCTATCAGTCGTTGCATTATACTCTGCCTGTCCCTCCACTAGAGGAACTGAGGCTAAGTCTACTTTCCATAAATGAAGACCTCTGTTTCCCCACTCAGAAAATAAAATATTTAAAGAACGTCTAGCACTCTTTAAACCATAACCAGTTCGAGCTGTCATTCCACATCGCTCGTATGCTTCTTGAATTATTTCATCAATATCTAGGTCAAAAGCTGTAGTGCCTGAAGTAGCCATTTCTCAACCTTACTTATCAATCATTAAGGTAGCTGCGTCTATGTTTGTGATTGTAGAAACTTTCATTCCGCCAGGAAATAATATTCCGTCCTCTGGAATATTCATAGAAAATACATCACCGTTAGGAACGTCAGCTTGGAATAAACTTGTGCTATCTGTGTTGTCTTGCAAAATTATAGTTCCTGCTCCACCACCATCAGAAGCTAAAATAATACCTCTAAGTCTAGTTCGACCTGCGAAGACCGCTCCCGTCGCTGTAACTCTAACAGCTTTTACGTCGCCTTTACTTGCCATTTTAATCTCCTTTGTAGGAGCTCTCTAGGAGAGCTCCTAATTAATTATTAACTTACTGCTGCACTAAATGGTGTAGCTAAGTTTCCTGTTCCACCTGTAAATACTTTAACTGCGTACTTACCTGAAGCGAGAACTGTACACTCAATAGTAGCGTGAGTTACTCCTCCGGTTGTGGAGCCATTTAAAGTTATGGTGTCTGAAGTTGAAGCTGTCATAAAGCCTTCCATGTTATCACTGGTATCAGTGTCAACAATAGTTGCCATACCTGTCATGACATCAGTTGCGTTTGCAACTTGTACCACTAAATCACCTGTCTTAGTGATTGAATTTACAATTGTAAATTTAGCACCAACATTATTTAGATTGTTTAAGTCTGGTCCTGGTCCTGCAACTGCAGAATCAGAATTTGCGTTTGTAGCTGGTAATGTGTAAGTCACTGCACCTGCAGCATCGTTGTGCACGATTCTACCTGCGTGATCAGCAACTGTTAAAGAAATACTAGAATCAGCATCTACAACATTACCTGGTCCTGTATTAAAAAAACCTTTTTTAGATACGACCGGACCTTGAAATGTGGTTGTTCCCATTTTTTACCTCCGTAGTAAAATACATACAGTCTCTACGTACGTCTGCTAGGTCAGTCTGTATGTTGTTTTATTCCTAGGAAGCCTAGTATAGTGAATTTTATAAAGAGAGCAAGTTTTTACTCTTGAAAGAATAAAGGACTCTCATATTGTTTTAAGTCTCTCCATCTCAATTTTGCAACAACTCTTTTAAGTTTTTCTTGAATGGATTTCATCTCAAGAGTTTCCTCACCTGCATTTAAGTATTGAGAATTCCACTGAGATTCTAACTTAATTTTCTCAGCGATTAGAGACTGTGATATGACGGTCATAATATAACTCCTTGTCTATATTATCCGCTTTTATTTTGTACACGATTTTCCCATAAAGTCAAGGAACTTTCCCATAAAAAAAGGGGCCGTAAAGCCCCTTTTAAAAATATTTATAAAATTACTTATTATGCACCTGGTGAACCAAATACGCCTCTGAAGTCAGAGAAGCCAAAAGAATATCTCTCTCTTGCTTTGTATCTTACGTTACCAGTATCAAAGTCACCTTCCATTGAAGTTTTGATTGGTGATCTTTCAAAGTATTTCATACCGTTAGGAACGTCAGTAAGAATGAAGAAAGCGTCGGTATCAGTTAAATAGTTGTTAACTGCATATCCTTGTGGGATCATACCCATGCTTTTCATTGCATTTAAGTCGTTGTCAGCTGTTCCAACTCTGTTTGCAGAGTTTAAGATTCTCTCTGCAGTGAACTGAAGCTCTGAAGGAATGATTAATTTCACACCTCTAGCAGCAACTTTCAATCCTCTTTCATCTGTGAAAGCATTAATATCAATTAATGACTGTTCGATAGATGTTTCGGAAAGGTCAGCAGCAGTTGACAATTCGTTTCTCTCTGTTCCAAAGATAGTTGGGTGGTCAGTAGCACAAAGCTCTTTACCATCACCACCTGCAAAGCTTGAGTTAAAAGCTCTGTTAAGTATGTTGGCAGCTTTCACCTGTTTGGTGTTAGCCATCGAACGTGCTAATGCCTTTGTATACCTGCTTGACAATCTATCATACAAGTTGTCCTCAATAGCTTCTTCAGTTATTGCAAAAGCTAATGCAACAGTTTCATGTTGATATCTTGCTGTGTAGGTTTCTTGTGCGTTGTCAAAAACAACTGCAGAACCCTCAGGTTTTACAGCAGCGTTAGCAAAACCACTTAACATTACTTCTTCTTCAAAAGCTCTGTCTGAAGTCTCTTTAGTAAAGATTTCTTCGTGTTGATTTTCATAACGATTATATTCCAAGCCGAATAGTGCATTCAAACCTGGCTCTAGTTCTTTAACTAGTTGATTACGTGATATAGCCATAATTAAATACTCCTATTATAATGCTGTGTGGAACGTGTGTTCGTTGATGTAAACAATGTA